TTGCGGGGTTAAATCTGAAAGTGAAGCGGATAGGGTTACGTCACCTGTCAATTGGCCCCCGCCCGTTAATCCTGTACCGGCAATGATTTGAGTGGTGACAGGAACATAGTCTCCCAGCGCTGCAATGGGCACATTCACCACTGACATCACCCGCCCGGTCGCATCAACTGTAATAACCGGCACCGTGAGCGAATCGCCGTACGTCCCTGCACCAACCCCTGTTGAGGCGAGCTGCGAAGTGCCTACGCCACCGGGAGCAATGCTCAAAGTGACGTCTGAGCTAAGCTGACCACCGCCAGTCAGAGACGTCCCGGCAATGACCTGACGAGTAATCGGTACCCCGCTCACGTTCAGCAAGTCAGCTGCTTGAACTTTATAGTTCACCCCGTCCCGCACATACATCAAGAAGCCTTGATCTGAAGGCGCTGGGTCAGTCGGCAGTTGGGTTATCCGTACTGGGATTAGATTTGAGGGAACGTTCGCCATATTAGCCAATCACAGATATGAAGACCAAACCATCTTCAGAAACCACAAATTGGGCTCCGTCTTGACTGATTAGGCCCGATGGATTAGTTGAGACTGGAGTATCCGGGCGCACAAAAGGCAACGTAATGCGATCGGGTGCACGTGGGGCCAGCCGGTAAGGGTCATAGTCGTCTACATCCTCTCTGCAAACCATCAATTGCGGGTAATTAGGATCACTTACTAAATCAGCCAATTTGAACTTTCGGCTACATCTAGCGCAGAGGGCTAGCCCATATGTAGAGCTGCCGGATGGGTCAATGAAGCGGCTCATCGTGTATAGCACCCGATTCCGGGATTGATCTGTGTTGGGCTACCGTCGCTGTCACCTTCCCACGCTTTCTGTATTGCCATCGCTGCTTTGTTGTCAAGCACAGGAATTAGCTGGAGATCGACCGCAGGGGTCTCTGCAGCCACCCGTGCAGCCAAGCCTGCGATAATTGCCTCAAGCCACCTCTGAGGCACTTCAATCTCTTGCTGAAGGGTGCCGACGTCCATGATGTGACGATGCCGCCAAACAACAATCTGTTGATGCTCGGCCTCAAGGTTGGGCGCTGGCCACAGATTGAGCTGAGGCTGCGTGATGTTCCGCTGGAACCAATACGTGAGTGGGCGACCTTGAAAGGCGTGATTGCTCTGCGCTACGTAACTGTCTCGGTTCAGCAGCCCCATTGGGATCTCTTGAGGCATCGTACCCAAGTAGATCTCAGTAGCATCGATCACACCGACCGAGGTTATACGGAAGTACGAATACGCAAGCGCCGGGGTGATATCCGTCCATGTCCATTGCCCAGCGCTAGCCGTGGTTACTTGCGTGCCGACCTGAGTCCATGTGACGTTGTTATCAGATGCCTCAAAAACCAACGGAACCGAGGCTGACGCCCACTTGACCCCTATCGAGTTCACCGTACCCATACCTTCGTCTGTACCGGTAAAGTCTACGGTATAACTATTGGGTAGAGAAACGGTTGCCCCGGTTATTTCCTGCAGAGTGCGCAGATTAGCATTCAGCACCTCAACAGTACCGACATCCAACTGGACTACAGGCTGACCCTGATAGAGTGAGTAAATCTGCTTCTCAATACACCATGACGGGGTGCGTGGGTTTGACAGGTCTGAGAGCAGAAGGTGTAAGGCGTCAGATGCGTAATCTTGCATCTCAGGTGTGATGGCCTGAGCTGGCAAGCGGCACCGACGGTAGGCCGTGTCAATCACCCGACGGGTGTTGAAGGTCGTTGTGCTTAAAGTACCAGATGTAGACATCTCAGCTCCGTGAGTGTGAGGGCCATTTGCTGGTACAGCAAACTCTACTTACAAAATTATAACCCCGAAGGCAATATTGACAAACCTAGCGTTTCTTCACTTTGCCGCCGCATTTCATCGCCATTTTCTTGTCGAGGGCTTCCTCTTTTTTGGAGCCCTCTTTCATGCCCTTGGGTTCTTTGTCTTTGGCGGACTTTTCAAACGGGAAAGGTTTCTTTGTTGCCATGATTGATCCTTAGGTATACAGCACGTTGACGGTTGCTGTGGCTACCACAGTCAATCCGGTGTTAGCAGAGATGCCGTTGCCACCAAAGTGAACAACATCACCTACAGCCGCCCCGGTCTTGGAGTACAGAAGCACCCCACTGGCCGATAGGCCGTCGTAAACCGCAACGTTACCTGCCCCTACCACAGTCAAGCCAAAAAACCCTGCAGGGGTATATTTGACAATGGCAGTGGTATTGGTAACTACGGCATAGCCGAGTTTTTCAGAGAATGCCATAGCGGCTCTCCTTAACCCGCAGAGATGGTCAGCGTGCCGGCATCATTCCAGACCGCACCAACCACGTGAGGATCAGCTACCGGGAAAATGACATAGCCAGTGACGTGGCCAGTGACGTTGCCTGTCACATTGCCGGTGAGTGCGCCTGTTACACCACCGGGGGCGCTAACTGCTCCAGTCAGTGTAGAAGTACTGGTAACAGCAAGTGTACCTGTGAGGGAGAGGTTGTCGGTGCTGCCCGTGAAAGTACCTGTTACGTCACCAACAAAGCCATTAGTGGATACAACAGGACCAGAGAACGTGGTTGTCATGATATTTCCTTACATGCAAGTGTTGTGTACTGTCTGCATGTCGTCAGCGTGGGAGGTCGCTGTCAGTACACATTAATCGTCCCCAGAAGGGGTCGCCTTAAGCAACCCCTTGAAGTGACGTCTTAGACGCCTGCAGTGCCGTAGAAGCCGCGTGGATCAGTCCAACCCACGGTGTAGCGCTCTGTGGCCTTGTATCGCATGGAGTCGGTTTCGAAGTCGCCTTCCATGGATTTTTCCAAGCCGCGACGCATCAGGAGCTTGAGGCCTTCAGGTGCATCAGTCTGGACGCCCCACATCGTGGTGGATGTGATACGAGACAGATTGGCTTGACCGTCAGCCAGCAAGCCCATGGACTTGACCGGGTTGATGTCGTTGTCAGCGGAACCAGACCGCAGCACTGATTTGAGCAGCACTTCAGCTTGGAACACGTTGGACGGGCCAGTCACGATTTGCTTAGGCGTCAGGCGGATGCGCTTGCCGTTGTTGTCAACAGCGTTGCGAATCTGGATGAGCATTTGCTCCAGCGACGTTTGCGACAGCGCAGCAGCCACAGTCAGCTTGTTGCTGAAGGTGCCGTTGACAATCGGGTGGCTAGCGGAAACCAACTCAACACCGTCACCGCCGACATACGCGCTGTTGAAAGCACGGTTCAGGATGTTGGCGCACAGGGTTTCTTTGGTCTCGATCAACGACTGAGCCAAGTGCTTGGAGTAGGTCTGACCGACACGGATGTGGTCACCGTCTTCAACCAAGACTTTGGTCAGCGCGAAGGCCAAGCCATATACCTTGTACAGATAGCGCTGAATGAACAAAACGCCACCAGATTGGTACGTTACAGCCATGCCGTCAGGCAGTTCCGGAGCTGCACCGAAGCCGTACAGGACGGGTTCTTCGTGGTAGTTACGGGGGATGCCCTTCATTTCATTGAAGACTGATTTCCACTCGTCAGCACGCTGACTGTAGACACCGTCAAACACTTCATTGAGGATGGGCTCAACTACAGACCGAAAGTCCGTACTTCTCATTGGGGTTGCCATGATTCAGCCCTCCTTAGATGCTATTAACGGCTGCTTTGTACTGGTGCTCATTGATCCGCACAGTAGCGGTCACATAAGCGTCAGTCAAGCTGTCGTTCGGGAAGTTATGGAAGCCTGTGATCTGGAATTGACCAGAGGTCGCTTGGATCACAGTAAGGGAGGTGGCAGACAAGCCTGTGGAAGTAGAGCCGCCCGGTGCGGTTGCCGTCCAGTCGCATTCTTCACCCACTGCCGTTTGCACGGTAGTACCAGCCGAGGGGTTGGCATACTGCACATCGAACAGAGTTTCTGGGTCATCGTACACGTAGGCAACGATGTCCGTTGCGGTCGTGCCAGAAGGCCAGAAGGGAGAGATTGTTGGTTTGCCGAGGGAATCTTTGTACTCAACACCTGCGAAGATGCCAAGCAAAGAGATGCCGTCAACGGTGCCGGTACGGGAACCGTCAGACGTGCCGAGTTGAATGACGCCAGCGTCGACGAGCTTTACCGGGTCACCGGCAAAGATGTTGACAGCTGTGCCAGTCGCGATCGTATAGGCCTTCGGACGCATTTGACCACTGTTGTGGAAACTCGGACGAAAGCCAAAAGGTGCGCTAGTAGAAGACATAGCTTACTCCTAATGGGTTAGATGAAAAATCACGTCAGGACAACTCAAACTGAGCTTTCCTGTTTTGGCCCAACTCCTGATTACCATCGCCCACCGTGATATTCGACTTTTCACCACGCGCCTGCTGCTGCATGAAGTTGGCTGTATCAGTCAATTTCTCCTCTTCACGCAGAGGGGCATCGTGGTGAGCCTCCTTCATGTAGAGTTCATACAGTTTCATCGGCAGTTTGAAAGCCAACATTTCATTGACACCGATCATCCCTGAGTACTCGCCAGTTTTCACTGTGGCATACTCCCAGCCGGGAACGTCTTCCGGCTTCACGGGTTCGTAACCGAGGCGTGTGCGGCCTTGGATAGAGTCCCGAGGATTACTCGTTGTTAGCCAGCACATGTGCCAGCCGGGTAGTTTAGGCAAATCCGGAAGTGCGGACTGGAAAAAACTTTGACGGAACATTTCAACTCGCTCATCATCAGACAACTCACGATTTTCAGTCACAGCGCGATCATTCATCGCACGACTGTCACGATTGTCACCAGCGGATTTCTTTAGTCTTTCGTCGCTCATTTTCTTGCTCCTTCAGCAATTGGGGGAAATTATAGGGTGGAAATTTAAAAAAGACAAATCAAGCGGAAACTTCAGCTAACGAGGCAGCTTTTCGGCGTACCCAAGCAGCTTTCAGTTTAGACCGCACTTCGGGTGAAGACATCACCGTTTTCTGTCGAATACGATGTTGCTCACAGAACTCATCAGACCTTTTGATACCTGTGAGTTTATCACTGATATTTGCCCTAGCTTTTGGGTCTGACATCTGAGCAGTAGTTGAGGCGCTGTGTTTTGCTCGGGTCTCTGCTGATACAAGTTTACCCTTGTGAGGGGCTGATGTCTTAGCTATGATTTCAGGTGAATTAACAATAGCTTGCATCTTCTCTCGTGTCTCAAGCCTAGCATGCGCAATTTTATTTGCAGCGCCTATCTTAGCTTTATGCTCTGGTGTGATGGGCTTACCTTTGCCTCCATTCCCACCGTCCCCGCCATCTGTCATGTTCACCAGTTTACCAAGACCGCAATCAAGCCTGCCATACAGTGCTATGAGTTGCTTTTCTAACTCAAGAGCTTGCTCTGCATCAAGATTGTCAATTTCGATAGTCACTGTGTGCCCATGTTTTTTGGCAATGTGCTTCCAATGTGGATTACGCTCAGTCTCCCAAGCTCGTTTCTCTTTGCCTTTCCCGACATAGAAAATTTCGCCTGTGTCGTTACGACGATGGGTGTAAGTGTAAAACTTAGCACTCATGCTTTGTTGTCCCGATCATATTGAGCGTATCTGCGAACGTATTTGAGTCTCAGCACTGGGTCATCCCATACACCGGCATCGATCAAAGCCTGTTTGCGCTCAGGGCTGATGTAGACTTCACGACGGGTCGACGTAGGAGCGTGTTCTTTGCCTGACCCAACCGCTGGTCCACCGCGAGGCTCACGGACGCCAGGAACCACTCTCCCGTCTCCCGTAAGAGCCTCTTTCTTTTGTACCTTGTCCGGTAACCGACGGGCAACCCGGCGACGCAACTCGTCCCAGTAGTCATCGGACTTCGGGTCATAGCCCTCTTTGGCCAACGATTGGTCAATTGCCAGTACGATAGCCGACTCTTCGTTGCGCCCGTTCACATCATACCATGGATGGTCTTCCATGAAGTCTTTGGCATGCTCAACCACAGTAGGATCAACCTTGGGCGCTTGGGGCTCAGGTTTGACAGTTGCCTGTTGTTGCTTGTAGGCATTCAACTGCTGGGCCTTGGCCATGGCCTCGTCGCGATAACGCATGGCGCGAGTGACGTCCTCGCCGTTGCCGCTTGACACAGCCTTGGCGATGATATCTTCAGCCATCTTGGCGTCAGCCATTGCTTTCTGGATAGCCTGATCAACTTGGCTGAGTTCAGACTGCTGGCTACGTTGCTCTTGCAACGACATGCGCCGCTCAAGCTCATCGTTGCGATTGCGTAGGAAGTCGAGTTCGATTTTGTCGCGGGTGATAGCCTTGTCCCTGCGTTCTTTGCGCTCTAGCTTCTCTAGACGCCTGCGCTCACGAATAGCTTCACGCTCTTTATCCGTTTTGTCAGCATCTTCTGGACTATCTTCCTCCTCATCCGCAAGACGCTTATCTGCTGTCTTAGCGACTTCGGCCTGCGGCGCAGTCTCAGTAATGACCAGTTCTTCCTTCTCAGGAGTATCCAAGACTTCATTGTCATCTTCCTTCAGTACTTCAGCCATGATTACTCCTTAAAAGAATGCTTTGATTTCGGTTGGATCTGTCGTGACAGCGGCAAGTACGTCAAGATCGTTAATCAGGATGTAATAAGCCTTCTGATCGTCAGAATTGGTAGAAACCCAGCGATCACCACCGTATTTTGGCACGCGAACGAAGTCTCCAGCAGCGCACCATGCGCCTTCGGGCCACATTTCTTGTGTATTCCGGTTCTTGAAGGCCAATGGACCGACTGCGAGCACCTTTGCAACTGTGGTATTCCACATTTGGGTGTCTTGATCGTTGGTGGATAGTATGATACCGCCCTTGCTTTTGGTCTCCGGGGTGCGGATTTGAACCAAAATGCGTGATCCAAGAGGCTTGACGCCCGGATCAGCAACGGGGAAGGCTTCTTCGAGTAAAGTACTCATGTTTCATTGCTCCTTTCAGCAATTCAGTGGTTGGGAATTTGTAATGCGCTCACCTGCGCCCAAAATCTACTCAGTCAGAGGTCTCTGTCCCCATTCTCTTCCTCGTCATAGAGGGAAAGTAGGATAGCGATAGCTGACTCCAAGCCCGATATGTAGCCACATCGGTAGCCAAAATCAAATTCCTGCTTCCCGCCCGGTGCCTTGAGGGCATCGATAGCGTAAGAAGCCTGAGTGCTCTTGAGTTTGTTCAAGAGCTGTGTTTCAATTGTCATGCAGGCGTCTTAGGCGTGGTAGAAACGGGCTTGTTCACAGGTTTACCTGTAGCCAAGTCGTGGTGTTGCTTGACTGGGCCTGCTGGGGTGCCGGGAATAGTTGAGGTTGCCATGGTTGCTCCTTACGGGTTGGGGTTAATTCCGGTGCCAGTGGATAAGGCTGAGTTGTGTCCTGAGATGATCTCACCACTTGCGATAGTCATTGCGGTTGAGTTGTCGTCGGTGTTCATCTGATAACGGACACGTAACTCTTCCTGTAGCTTGGCGTGCTCGGCTTGCAAGCGCAACTGTTCGCGCTGGAACTCGGCTTGACGCTGTTTTTCAGCCTCTGTCGATTGCGCTTGTAGCTTCTGGGCCTCAGTCTGTTGAGTGATTTGCAGTTTCTGCTGGTCTGCTGTGAGTTTGGCCTGATCAGCCTGTGCTTTCTGCTGTAGCGCCTGACCCTGCAACTGAGCGTTGAGCTGGGCGACCTGCATGCTGCTGTCAGGCGGCATAGGCGGTTGAGGTTTGTATTTCTGGGCCTCTGTATCTATCTGGCCAAGCATTTGATCAAAGCCTTGCATCGACTGCTCAATGGCCTGTTGCACCTGCATGATGACTTGTGCCTGTGCGTTGGATTCTTTCTCTATCAAGTTTTGACGCTGCGCTTGATCCACAGCCTCATGCGCCTCAGCTAGATAGTAGTTCAGCAGGTGGTCGCGTAGGTGGATAGCCATCGGGTACAGGTACGTCTTGATGATAGCCGGATTCTGGCCGAACATCGGTGACTTGAGGAAAGCCATGTGGAGCTGCAGATGCGCCATATGATCCTGACCGGGCAACACGTACACCGGGCGACCCATAGCAGCGGCGACGTTCTCCGATACCGGATCCATGTCGTCTTGGCCGGGTGCAGGCTGCAACACATCATCATCGCTGATCTTCAGATTGCGGAGGAACATCTCCTCTACCTTACGGGCGTCGTACATCCCCGGCACCATTGCCGAGCGTTGGAGCAGGGCTTGCACCTGAGCAAAGCGTTGTGTCTCGCTGAAGATAGCGGGGTCGCTGACCGGGACAACGTCCATCGGGCCATCAAAGTCACCCGGTTCAATCTCGAGGTCACCAGCTTGTAGCTTGATGTCCTCTTCGGTCAGATAGGCGCTGTTGATACGGTGCAGTATCTTGAACACTCGACTCATCGAGTTGTGCAGACGGCTGTGAATACTGGAGAACACCACCATGCCCTGCTCAATGAGCGCCATGGTTGTGCCCACAGGGGCGGCTGCGTTCTGGTCGGATAGCTTCTCAAAACTGGTCTGGACCACTCCCTTGCCAGCATCAACCAAGAAGCCTAGCAGCTGGAACAGCGTGGGGCTCGGTCCCGGGAAGGGGATAGGCATGGCGAGCTTGCGCACGTCATCAATGAGAGCCCCCCCTTCCATCTCACAGACCTCAGTAGGCTGGAGGTTGAGTGTCTGACCGGATGGGCCACCCTTGAGCTTCAGCAGCGTGGGGACGTTCTGAATATGAGCGCTATCCAGCAGGGCGCGGAGGGCGCCAGTGGCCGCGCCGGACAGTCCGCCAATCATGTGTGTCAGGCCGATGGGGTAAGCCCCGCGCCAAGGCACAAACGGGAACTCGACAATCCAGTCAAGCTCCTTCTGCTGAGGGTCTTCCGGCTCCCAGTTGCGGTACAGACTGAGCGCCTTCTTGCTGGTCTTGTCAATGCTGAGGATGTAAGGCTCAGGACCATCATCAAACTCGATGTAGGTATAGATCTCAAAGACCGTGCGCAGACCGTCTTCGTTGTAGGAGGACTCCTCACGACCTTCGATCTTGTCATTGGCCTTGCTAGCCTTGCTGAACTCGGGCTCTTCGGCATAGCCCAAGTCGACATCAATGTACATACCTGACTTCACCCGGCGACCGTACTCGGTCTTGGTGAGGTACTGTACGTGGGTCTTACGCTCCGCGCTGTAGAAGTTGGTCGCTGCAAACGGCAGATAGATGTCATCAATAGCGATGAACTCAGCAGTGGGTCGCTTCCACTGTGGCGACCACAGCATCTTGAGGTACTGTGCACCACCGAGAGGCAACTGCGTGCTGAGTTGCTCTAGCTCACCCCGGAACTCTGGCATCTGCTCAGTGGTTTGCCAGTTCATGAACTCGGCCTTGCGTTCGGCCTTTTCTACCTTCGCCTTTTCCTTCTCACCGATGATCTTGCTCTTGACTGGTCCGTTCGGTGGGAAGATCTCCTTCATAACCCGAGCGCTGAAGTCAACACACGCTTCCACAAGCATAGGGTGAACAACGCGAGTCGAGCCTGAGAATTGTGCCCCACCGGGTGCGTCATCGCCTAGTCCGGTACGGCGCAGCCCTTCCTCGTAGAGCTTGTCGCGCTTCTCCCGCGCTTCCTTGTCACGCTCGATCAGGTCCAGCAGGTCACTGACGGCCGTCTTCAGGTCAGCTTGATCAACCTCATCAACGATATTGGCAAAGTGGGCTTGCTTGGCCTTGTTGTCTTGAATGTCGTCGAGTTTGACAACCGCACCACCGTCTTCGGTGTCTTCAACGTCAAGCTCTTCCGTATCCATGGCGAGCGTTTCGCCTTCGGCCTTGTCTTCCGTGTCGTCTTCAGCGGGGGTTATCGGCATGAGCAGACCTCTGCGGTTGGGTTTTGCTTGGCACGTGGATTGGCCAATTTGGGGCGATTATACCCGTGAACCTTCGGGGCGACAAGGCCACCGGAGGCGTAGCCGGGTTCGGTAAGTGTTTTGCGCAAGGCACCCTCCCATTCATCACGCGTAACATACCCGTCCTCCGGCAAAAGTCCTTTTTCATATGCACGCGATATCCCCAACATACGCTCTGAACGAGGCAAACGCAAATCTTCTGGAGCGGGAGTGTAACCTGCCAAGTCAACCAGTGAATCTTTGTTAACTCGATACAACCCTGTGTTCTGCAAGTCACCCACATCTGACCACTGGCCTGACTTCACAAAGTCCTGCACGTAGGGTAGGTACTCGTCATTGGGCTTACGGTTGGATTTGCCCTTGATTTGGAGTATCCTATCTTCAATAGGCACCATCAAGGCTTTACCTTCAGGCGAGTACATCATAGGTTGCGAATTAGGGCTTGGAGCCAATCCACGTATACGCAACGCTTCTTGGATGTCTGGGTTTAACCCACCGAATGGTAAAGACCCTTCAGGAGCTTTTGCACCTGGAGACATCTCAATCGTCACATGCGGTGTGCCCTTGGAGTCGCGCAGGGAATACAGTTTTACCCTTCCATCACGAGCCGCCTGCAGTCCACCTACCCCGTAGCCCCCTTCTGAGGCGTACCCACCGACCGAGTGGCCCATAGCGCCACCTTCGTAAAGTACTGCGTCCTGGAATGGGGCGTCTTCACCTTGGTGCTTCAACTCAACCCACTTCAGTCCATGCTCTGGGTAGTCTTTGTGAAGAACTGTGGCAGCGTTGTTGGCTTTTGCAGCATTGGCCTCTGCAGCCTTGGCCTCACGCCAGGCATTGATCTTGGCTACCCGTTCCACAGCCTGAGGAACCGACACTTGAGGCAGGCTGGAGTACTTGAGCAGGAGTTCCGGTGGCAGACCTGAGGTGGGATCAGTCGCGTTGCGGAGTTCGTCGATCAAGTGGTCGAAGCCGAGGCTCTTAGGTTTCTGCCAATCGTATGGAGCATTCACTCTAGTCTCTGGAGGAACTTTAGTAAGCCATGGGTTTTGCTCTACAATCCGATCTGAAACTTGCCCTCCTCCGTTACCAATCATTTGGCCTGCGCTTCTTTGATCCAGGTAATTATCGGCTACATTTTCCCAGCCTTTCGCTTGAACCTCTTGAGCTAAGCCCTCATCGGGAAACCCCGACGCTCGTCGCTCTGCTCGTGGTATCCTACCAGTTCTCGGGTTACCTTCAAAGTTAAGGTTGACATGTATCGGTCCCTTCTCGGCTAGCGCCCTGATCGGGTCACCCGGCGTGGCCATATCGTTCTTGACATACCGGGTGAGTTGTTTGTCGATCCAGTTATTCAGAGAATTATCAACAGCACCCCCGCCAGTTGTTAAATAATCATTCCACATCTCATCAGTTACAACATGTTGACCAACCCGGTCAGGGCGCTTCATAGTTTTCTTCAACCCAGTCAGTGAGTCCTCCACAGAGCCCCGCAGCCAGTTACCCCCCGGCAGCTTGACCACACCAGCTTCACGGCTCAAGGTACTGGGCACCATGGCGTTGCGTGCAGCGACCTTGGCCACTTTGACTGCACCCTTGGCGGGTAGGGTTGAACCCACTCCACCCAGCATTGAACCGAGCGACTCAACATCATCAGCGCCGATGCCTGTCTGTCCACCCGGTAACCACTCACGGTAGAAGTCCGAGGTGGGCAGCGCGGGTGTCTCACTTAGATTGCGATCAACGTACGAGCCGGGTGCTGCACCATACCTGAGCGCCATGCGGGCTAGCCCTTCAAGGTCGCCCGGCAACCCCGCTGTGCCCGCTGCCCAACCCCGAGCGAGGGATTGCAGCGGGTTGGCTGTCTTGGCCTGTGGCTTGTGGGTCATCTGGTCGGGGTTGGTGACCCGTCCCCCATCAGCATACAACTGCGTCACCTCCTGTACGTCCTCGGGCATCAATCTACGTGCACGAGTGGTGATTGGTTCCTGCGCCCCGCTACCCATCGTGATATGGCCGTAGTTCTTGCCAGCAAAGGGATCAACCATGAGCATCTCAGCGTGTGGGTCTTGCCCGGTCTGCGCGGCACGCTTCTGGGCGTAGTAGTCAGCAACACGCTTCTGCGGACTGGTGAATATCGGCTCGGTAGGTGCGGCGCTGACGTTCTCACCCGGCAGCGCGATGAAGACCTCCCCCTCACCTGCTCCACGCCCCATACCCACATCAAAGGCTCGTGCCGAGTCGTGTTGGCGGTTCCATAGTTCGCTGATCAGATCACCAACCTGACCGCCGTGTAGGTTCTCATCCAGCGCTGATGCTGGTGTATAGTAGTTGGCCGCGTTGTCAGGTACGTACTTTGCGGCAAGCTCTTCCAGTTCCTTGGGCGTCGCTGTGCTGCGTGGCCGGGGTGCTAGTGCTACCACCTTACCGTTGTCGGCCTTCATGTCGGCATAGCTTTGCGCCATGTTCCTGTCACGTGACATGTATAGTGGTCGGTTGGTCTCCGTGCCGGGAACGTACGTCCCGCCATGATAGTGCACGACAGGGGAGCCTGCATCACCTGCGTAACCCCTGTACACGCCTTGCAACATTGGCTTGGGCTTGGCAGCGTCCCTTGCCACCTGCAGTGCGAGGGCTTCGGCCTCGTTGGGGCGAACCTTTGCGGCCAGCTTGGCCAGCGCCTTGAGGACGGTTGTGCTAGGCGGCATAAGGGTTCAGCCTTTCTTTGCGCTGACGGGGTTCATCGTCGGGGTCTTTGGCCCGAGGGAGTTCAAACCAACCGTCATTCTTGAGGTAGATAACGGCTTGTGTCATACAGTCAACATATTCATCATGCTCCGCCGTAGGAAACTTCGCCACCTGCTTCATGAAGCCAGCAGCCCACGTAACAGGCTGACCGGGATTCTTAGCCGACTCGGGTATCCACAGCAAGCCAAGCTCAAGAGTGGGAGCAGCCTGATGAGCGCGTGATACTTTATCCGCCTGACCGGGATTATACCCCACCGCAGGCACTCGGGCAAGCCGCAGATCTTGCAGCAGGGATTGCCCGCTGGCCTTGGCCTCAACCAGTATGCGGTCGGGTCGTCTGCCCTTGGTCATGTAGCCCGCACCCTTGCTGCTGTCGCCCCCGTACACCGTGCTCCAGTCATCAACCACCTTGGTGCGTAGGTCAGGGTAGGACAGGTGCTCATCCCACGCATCCAGCAGCATAGCGTTGCGCTCACCTTTGTGCGTGAACACGCCCCACACCTCACACCCCGTGGGGTCGCCGGAGGTCTTCTCGGTGAATGCGGTGTCATAGCTTTGCAGCACGTACTCAAACGCAGGGAGCCGGGTGCCGTGTGGCCATAACTGGAAGTACTTGGTCTTGAGTATGCCGCCCTCGGCCGGGGAAGGGTCTTGTTGCAACTGACCGCTGGCGCCATACGTGCCCAGCAGTTGCTTCAGGCTGGTGATCTCATCAGGTCCGAACCGCTCGGGGCAGATCAGCTCATCCTTGACCTTGCGCGGGTCATAGTACCCCAACGAGGTCTTGCGTCGCTTGCCGTCCCACTCGGCCGGGATGCATATGTGTTCCCAATCCTTCAGGTCTTCAAGGATGTAACCGCTAACGTCCTTCTCGTGCAGCCGTTGCATCACGACTACCATGGCGTCCTTCTTGGGGTCATTCAGCCGGGTGGACCAGACGGTCTTGAACCACTCAAGGGTTCCTTCCCGCAGTGCGTCAGACTGCGCGTCTTGCGCGCCGTGGGGGTCGTCCAGCACAAGGCGCGAACCACCCTCTCCGGTTGCCGTACCACCCACGCTGGTGGCGATGCGGTACCCGGTCTTGTCGTTCTCGAACCTCTGCTTGGCGTTTTGGTCGCCCGCAATCTGGAACAGGTTGCCCCACCGCTCTTGATACCACGGCGACTGCAACAGGCGACGAGCTTTCAGGTTGTCACGTATTGATAGCACTCCGGAGTAGGAGGCTGACAGGAACTTTTGTCCGGGATCAACCAACCATTCCCAGCACGGCCAAATCACCGAGACTATTGTCGACTTGCTATGCCGAGGGGGAATGTTAATTAATAGCTTGCGTATATCCCCGTCGCTAATTGCCTGCAGGTGTTCACATATTGTTTCAATGTGCCACGACTCAACAAACTTAACACCCGGCTCAACTATTGGCCACGACTGCTTGACAAACTCGTAGAGGTTATCCTCGGCTGCACGCTTGGCTATTTCAAACTGCACCAGCCTGAGTAACTCCGCTGGGCCCATGGGCGCAGTCACGGCAGTTGGGGATTAGTCTTCTTCAGCATAGCTTCCATTTGCGCCAGCTCCGCTGATGAAAGGTTATTCAAACTCAGTGCGGCCATTTGGATTGGGCCTCCCCCTGCTCCAGTGAGTTCAGTGGTTACTTTGTCGCCGTAGACCTTGGGTAGCATCTTGCTCAGTATCCACTTGCGCGTGTCAACACGGAGCCTGTTGCGGGCAACGCCTGTCGAGTCTAGAGCCAGCACAGCCTCTTCACCCTCATAGCGGACAGCTACATCCTTCTCGTCGCTGATGGCGATGATCTCCTCGGCGAGCATGTTGTAGCCTATAGCGCGCGCGGACGCGTACAGTTTGGCAAGGTCCGGGTATTGCTCCATCCACGCCAACACCGATGCCGGGGTAGGACACTCCTTGACGAGCTTGCATGCGTCCTTGAGCGTACCGCCAGCTTCAAGGTGCCCGCAAAGCTCTTTCACGATGTCCTCACGTGACCGAGTACGAGGCTTGACCCCCGGTGGTAGCGGCCTGACCTTGCTCTTCACAGCAGGAGGGGTCTGTTTGCTCATGTTACGATTATACCTCCTGTTTTTGAGCCAGCAAAACCGAGCGTTCGTGCGCTCGTTGTTCACTGATGCGTTGCCGTTCTAATCTGCGAGTATTTACATCAACCTCGTAAATATCATCCGTTGGATCCCAATCATACGTTAATAAATCCGGCAAATCTGCGTAAAGGACTACATTTTCAAAATAGATTTGGTTTTCGAGGTCTGTATCTTCATAAACTTCCGGTTTAGCTTTTATTGATCTTAACTCACAACCCGAATCATTATGCCAAACAACAACCTCGTTGGCTTCATTGATTAACATCGGACGGCACAAAAACGTCAGCCCGTCCGGCAGTGTAGACACCACCTCAAAAAGCTCTGCACCTCTGTGTTTGCTTCCGCGCAAAATCAAGAACATTGTCATCACTCCTCTTCAAAAAAGTTAAAAATCAACCCACTTGCGCCTGTTTGGGTTTTTTGAACAGGCGCAACCTAAATGACCCTCTTCTCAAAATGGTTACTCACTGAAAATATTGCGTCCAGGTTGCGCCTTTTTGGTTGCGCCTCCCTTAAGGGAAAAAGGACAGGCGCAACCCCACTGACGCTGAAGCCGCAAGGAGAAGGAAGGGGACGGAGCCCCCCCTTCCCTTCTGCGCCAACGAGCGTTTTATCTTGCGCTTGCGCTTGGTTGCGCTTGGTTGCGCTTGTTAACTTCCTAAAAACAGGCGCAACCTCAAACCTCGAGTTCATATTCTGTACCCCCCGTGCAGCGCGGCATGACGTTCCTCGTCAACAATGAGAACTGTTTTCTCAGCTCCACGTTGAACTCGTGGGGGAACTTCTTTTAGCTCGCCGCGCACAAGTAGCGCGTTCAGCGCAGCTTGTTTGACCTTCCACGTATGCCCGGGACCACCGTCTTCTTTGGATTTGTTGTAATAATAGCTCATAGACCGCTCAGGCTCAGTACGGACCATCTCCCACATGACCGCCTGCAGAGTTTCGGTTTTGCTCTGAGCAGCCGCCTCCACTGCGCTCTCACGGGCGATTTCGCGGTCAGTAGCACTCGACCAGTCGAAGGTGACCGAGTCGAGTATGACCGTTTGAATGCGACTGAACTCATCCACCGCTGTTTGTGATGACTGGCGCAGCTCCAAGCGTAACTCGAGGTAACGAGGGCTGTAGCGCTTCTTACCTAAGACGATGTAACGCACGTCGTCTTCCTCGAAGATGCCAGAAGTGAGAGTGGTGTCGCCACCCCATGCTCCTGCGCCCCGAGGGTCGGTTATGAACTCATTACGGGTAGAATGCTTATGCGAGTGACCGACCATGCAAACCGAGCATTTCATTTTCTCAAAGAACTCGGACTTGAGCATTGCCAAAACAGCGGCCACTTCCGAGTTGCTATTTTCATCTTCCAAATGAAACGATGATGAGGTAGTATCAAATATTAACCATGGTTTCATTACCACGCCGGATTCGTGAGTTACGCAATTGTCAGCAACAATCTGTTTCAGGCCCAATAACTCTTTTGCGCTGACCCTGCGTGCTGGAATAACTACAAATGATTTTTTGACCTCTTGAAAGCTCAGCCCAAAGTTATGTTCTAATGCTATTAAGTTACGCTTAAACTGCTCGGTATCTTCAGTGATGTAAATAATCTTCCTGCCGACTGCCGGGGAGCGGAGCGGGCATCCCGGTAGGATGTGCCCCGCAACCACCGCACAAAGCGCTACCATAGCGGTTGACTTACCCATACCAGGCTTGCCCACAAACACCATGAGCGAGTGTGCCAAGAACTCATCCACCAAGTAGTTGACCGCCTCGACCTTACCGTCACCCAGATCGATTGGTTGCCACAACGACTCAGTTTGCGGTTCATCTGACGAGGGCTCAGGCTCCGGCAGCTTGCCGTACTGCTTTGCCACGTGGAACACCGACTGGTAACTGACCGTGTAGTCCTCCCGCATGCAGGAGCGCCATTTGGTATCGAAGTCAGAACTTGTGTGGTTGTCTTTGTTAGAGCGCAAGCTCCAGTCACGAGCCAGAGTGTATGCCTTTTCCTTATTCGACAGTCGACTCAAGCCTTGCAGCACCTTGAACCATCCGTCATTGTATCCCAACTCGGGTGGTATCAGGGTCAGTGCCCGCTCCAAGTCGGCGTAAACTTCCGGTGCGACTATGACCGAGGCCGGGTGCACTGCCACGCTGAGTGAAGGAGTAGCTGTGCGCCCCAGCAATAATGAGGGTGCCCGAGTGGGCAGCGACCCTGTCATAGGGCTCTTGCCCGACTGCCATGCGTATCTACCCTGCTGGCCCTGTGAGGGCTCCACCAGTATGTAACCGTTGTACTTGATGTCAATGCCCGGACCGAGCGTACCGGGATAGGTGCCGTCGGGTTCCGCGCTGAACACCCGGTGCTCACCGCCGCCTTGGGTAGTGCTGGTGACTGACGAGTAGACTACCCCGTGTTCGGCTTCGAGTTTGGCCAGCGTCTCGTAACCCCCGTTGCGCGGATCAATGTCCATGACGACCAGACCCGAGCGCGCACAGGCTATAGCTATTCCGGCCGCAGGGTGCTGGCCCCAGATCTTGCGTATGAGGGCAGGGTCTTTGGTCGCTGTTGACAGGCCATAGCCATCAACAGGCTTTTTGTCAATGCGCACTGGGATGACGTACCATCCCAGGTCAGCGTAGCGTAGCGCAAAGTCGAGCGGAGTATCCGTCAGGTGCGGATGCTCTTGTTGTATAGTAGGTGTAACTAGCGCGAGCCGTACTGGCTCCGTGTCGAAGCCAAATTTGCTCATGATGTGAGTCCGGTCGTCAGATGAGGGTATATCTTGACGGACTTATATGCGGGAGGAATCTTTTGATGCTATACATTGAATAACCTCTTCAATTATTATGTGACCATGAGTTAAAAGGACTTGCCGGCAGGCACTGGTCAGGTGCTTTTCTGGAGCTACCATATCCGGGGTCGCAAGGGGCTAAGTTTACCCCTGTTTTGTTTGAGGGCAAAGGGCTACTCTTCGCCCTCTTCCTCGTCATCTTCTGTATCAGTTTGATAGGGTCGTACCGGGAAGAGCGCACACGTGAACACGGTGCAGAGCTTGACCGTGGCCACCTCGTAATTGCAGCATTGAAGGCACTTTTGCTTGAGCGCCATGGCCTTGCCCATCTGCCCGAGGAGCGCACGCTCAGTAGCCATCTGATGCTTGGGCGGCACACTGCGGTCAAGGTACTCCCGTATGCGCTTGAGCTCCGCCGGGGAGGTCTTGCGGGGTTCTTTGACTCGCACACGTTTAGCTTTGGGTATCATGTTGCTCCTTGTGTTTGCAACCCTCACAGCCGGGGTCACAGCGGCCTAACTCAGTATGCGTATAGTTGCACGTAAGACTATTCCTGAACGGCACTTTGACTATGATGCGGGTACCATCTTGTGAGTCCCTCCCGTGCAGCACTTGTTCAGGTTTGAACGGTGCACGGTTATAGCATCCATAGCTCATAGTTTCATCTCCCAGTGTTCTTCCACCACGTTCCAATACTTGCCTGATTTGCGCACTGTGACAAACTGAGGAGCCGCTGCCCCCTTCAGTTGCCACGTGACCCGTTGCGGCTCAGTGGGCAGGGTGATCGCAAGGTTGCGTGCCGCGAAGAACATCCGGGTCTCATGTGTGGCTTTCTCGGTGTCCAAGAACCGAGTGGCGTCAATGCGGGCATTCTCCGGGGTCGTGCACGTATACTGTACCAGCAGGGAGCGGCCTCGTCGGGTGGGGATAACCACCCCGCTGACCTTGTGCACCTGTACCGTGAGTGTTGCGCCTTCCACCGCCTGAGTCCCAGTTTGAGGGTCCAGCGGGATGAGGGAAGTCAGGCCGGGGAGTAGTTTGCGGGGTTCCCGGGGAGGAGCGGGTACAGCCTCGATAGGCTCGCTGGCCTCGCCCTTGCTCTCTCGTACGTAAGTGCTGAGCATATCGACACCGCCCAGACGCTGTAGGTTGCCTACAAAGTCCAGCACCAAACAGTTCTTTTTGTCCTCAGCAGTACGGGTTCCGCGGCCGAGTATCTGTACCCAAAGGGATGATGAGATCGTGGGGCGCAGACACGCTATGCAGTCCAGCGCGGGGAAGTCAAACCCTGTGGTGAGCGTGTCAACACTGACCAACACACGGGTCTCCCCTGACTTGAACTTGCTGAGTGTGGCCAACCTTTCATTGGGTTTGGTTTCCCCGGTGAGAATGTCAGTGGTCCACCCTGTCACTTGATGTATTGCGGCCGAGGCGCGCATGGCCGAGACAATTGTCGGCGTGTATACGGCAATGTGTTTACGCTTGCTGGCCACGGCGAGCAGGGTTGCCGCACAAGAGCGTAACCACGTGTCGGTCTCCCGGCGACTGACCTCCACGTTGTTGAAGTCATCCCCTACCTGAACGTCTTGCAGGTCGAGTTGCGTTTCGGTCTCTACCCCAACCAACGGTGCAAGCCAACCGTCCCGCACGCCCTCGGCTACAGAGTATTTGTAGCAGCACTCATCAAACCAGCACATGTCCTCTTTGCCGTAGATGAGCCCGTTGTCCATGCGCCATGGGGTGGCTGTCATCGCGATGCGCGGAGCCGCAGGGTAACGCTCAAACAACCGACCGTACATGCCGGGTTCGCCTGTCTTGTGGTTGATGCGGTGAGCCTCATCAACGATGATGAGGGTCGGCCGTATGAGTTCACCCCGGAGCGCAGGGTTGATCACTGATTGGATTGTGCCGAAGATCACCTCATCGCGCAGGTCGCTCCGGTTCAACCCCGAGCAGACTATTCCCGGCTGAGCACCCGTGTACTTGAAGTAAGTCTCTGCGTTCTGTTTGACTAACTCCTGCGAGTGGGTCAATATCAACACCCGGTGTTCAGCGTCAGAGGCTAGGTCTGCGATGACCAGCGACTTACCCGTGCCCGTGGCCATTTGCACTGCTGGGTTGACTCCGCGCTGCAAGGCTGAGTTGGTTGCCCGGACGGCTTCACATTGGTGTGGACGTAGATTCATGATACACGTTATTCGCTAAAAAGTTACCGCGTAATTTTAGCCCTGCTTTGTTTTCCAGAGGTGATTGTTTTTTCAAATCGACCTTGAACTCTTGATTTGAAAATACAACTTGCCTTTCACGTTTTTGGGCCGAAAATTCTTCTTGTCAGTTTAGCACTTTAACTTTTTAACTCTGAAAGCTCATCATGTCAACCTCCTCTACCCCTGTCGTTCTCTCCGCTGAACTCCCATTCGCCGCCCAAGAGAACCTCGAAGAATGCGTCCTACAAGGCGCTATACACGGCAACATCCGCTTCCCGGTGCGTGTGTTTGGTTACTGGTCCCATGACCCTATCACCGTATACATCAACCGCAAGAGCAGCTGGTACACCGACGGTGATGTGGAGAAGCGCGAACCCGCTGTGTGGAAGGCTGAAGTCAGCCACTCCTCAGGTGGTCGTGACACAGACAAACTTGAAAGCGATACACAGGCTGCACGCAACTTTGGTCAAGCCATCATCCATGCCGCTGACCTTGCTGAAGAGTTTCTGAGTCGCACCGAGGAGTTTGAAGAGCTGTTCCAAGCCGAACGTGCGGCCAGCCGCGCCCGGTACGAAGCCGAACGTGCTGCCGAGAAAGCCGCTGTGGAAGCCGACTCTGCTCTGGGGGTTGACAAGGCCAAAGCGCTGATGGCCCTCGCCGTGGTCAATGCAGGACCGCGCAAGGCTGGCATTGTTAATAGCTACGAACGTGGTTCTGACGCACTCAATGCTCGTGTGAGCTGCATCAAGACCTCCCGCGTAACGTGGTATATGAGTTCCACCATGGTGTCAGCCGAGAAAGCCACCAGTTACCTTGCTGCTTGCTCTGCCCGTAGCTACGCAGCCAACATGACCACTGTGGAGGCTGTATGAGAACCATGACCGATGCCGAGTGGGAATGGCACAAACGATGCTATGCTATCGTTATCCCTGAAGAAACCCCAACCACCCACTGGAGCCAGAAAGAGTCTTACCTGAGAAGCCAAGCCGAAGAACAGCTCAATTGGCAGATCGAGCGTAACCAAGAGAACGCAGCGTACTGGGCTAACAGGAGCAACGAAGACAACGTCAACTACGCCCTCCTCGCTATCGGCCTAGGCGCTGTTTGGTACTTCTTCGGCCTAATCCCGGCCTTGCTCAGCATCATCATCCTCATCCTTCTTGCACGGAGCTAATCATGTATGACCGCTCTCACGTTCCCTATGTCTATCGGCTGACGGACAAGATCAACGGAAAGCGCTATATTGGCTCACGCTACGCCCGAGTTTGCGAACCAGCTGACTTGGGGGTTAAGTACTTTACGACAAGCAAAGCGGTTGAACCTTTGTTCAAAGCTGACCCAGATCGATTTGAAACGCAGATCATTGTAACAGGAACCATTGATTACGTTATTAAGGTTGAGAAAGACTTGATTGAGTTTTATGATGCGGTCATGTCTGAAGACTTTTACAATCGCACAAACGCAGGAGCTATTCATCCAGATGACATCTCTAGGGGTGGAAAAATAGGTGGAAAGATTGCTGGACAAATGAGGATTGCTTCTGGTGATCTGCCAAGAATGGCTTATATAGCCGGAAAGATAGGAGGAAAAATATCAGGCACCTTGGCCAAAAAGTCTGGACAGATATATGAGCTACAACGTAAAGTAGCAGGTGTCGGAGGTAAAGCGGGATCAAAAGTGACAAATTCTCAAAGATGGAAATGTTTAGAGTGCGGTTTAATAGTCCCCTCTGGTCCGTTAGGAACACATCAAAAACATTTAGGACACATTGGGAAGGAGAAACTATGATAACCTTCCAAAGCAAAATCAGAGGTATACCGTGTCTTATACACGTAACTCATCATTACGTACAAAAACCATTAGGACCTAGATGTGACTCTGATTGGGATGCTAGGGGTTATACCGAGCTAGAATTTGAAGTGCTCGATCGTAGAGGTCGATATGCGAAATGGTTGGAGCGCAAGATGAAGCCGGAAGACGTCGACCGCATTGAAACCGAGGCCGAGGCTCATCTGGAACAGAACCGTCAGGACGATTTTGATCCACCTGATCCCAGTGATTGGTAAAAGCAATCGACATTGAACCTCTCATTGTAAAATACAACTTTACTTTCAAGTTCCGCTGCATCTAAAATTCACCCTGTCAGTTTAACATTTAACCCTTTAACTCTATAGGACCTGTATCATGAACAAAGCACAACGCACCCGGATCGAAGCTCTTGTGAGCCAACTGCAAGACATCGAGGCTCAACTGGAGGACATCAAGTCCGAAGAAGAGGAAAAGCTCGACAACATGCCCGAAGGTCTCCAAGCCAGCGAAGCCGGGGAAACCATGCAAGCCGCTGTCGACGCACTGGACACTGCCATCAGTAACATCCAAGACGCTGTGGGGGAGATTGAAAACTTCTGATCCACCACCTCGACACCCTCACTTTTTAACTTTTTAACTTTTTAACTCTTGAAAGACCTTATCATGTCACACTCTCAAATCCAAACCGCTGTTACCCTGAGCAAGAACCTGCTGGCTTTCTACAACGCCAACACCGCAGGCGCTCCCGTCAAGAAGTTCGCCGACCGCAAGACCGCCGAACGTCGCGTGCTGGCGCTGATCGAAGAATTGTTGGCAGAGAAAATTGATGAATCTATTATCATGGAATCTGTTCGTGATGGAACAATAGCATTGAATGATGATGAGGAAGTTGACGCTTCATACGAAGACATGGTCAACCTCAAATCAGAACAAAAAACAGTGGAGGTATTGAAGGCTTTTGATAAAGCGTATCCTTCTGATACTGCAGCCTCAGCCAATGCGCTCGCAGCTAAGGCGCTGATAAGCAACGCGCATCCCTCTGATGATGTGTGCCCTAACTGTGGCGGAACTGAGGACATCACAGCAGGGCGCATAGTTGACCGTGGGGGCAAGCAAATCCTCGTCGACACTGATTATTTCACACACCACGGTTGCGGCCACGAGTGGGGGCGCAAAGACTCCGTCAAGAAGGTCTCCGCCTCGGCCGTCATCACCCGGCCTGAGATGGCCGCGAGCATGAAGCTGGACCGTACCATCATCTGCGTTGAAACAGGCCTCGAGTACGCAAACGCCTTCCAAGTGTACAAGGCTGGCAGGGTGACCTCCGGGCAGTGTGACCGCCTCTCGGCAGTGCTCTACGGTGCAGCCAAGAAGGGCGACCGCACTGTGCAGATCGTCATCGCGGGTAGCACCTTCACTCTGGCCAACGAGTAAGGAGCACTCAAAATGAATGCTCTGACCTCCGCTCTCAAGGACGCAGGGGTTGCCCTGCCCCCTGCCGGAAAACGCATCTGGCTCTGGCTCAAAGACCATCCCGGCAAGACCGCCAAGGATATAGCCACTGCGTTGAACATAGAGGCTTCGACCTCATCGTCGCAGTTAACCAAAATGGAACAACGCGGTATGGTGGCAAAAGTGTATAGTAGTGTATACGGTGACTCACTGCGCTGGAAGACCTGCATTCCTGAGTACGATTTGCTTCCTATACACAAAAACGGCATCATAGCCAAGGCCACTGTAACTACTCTTCCTCCCCCTATAGCGCCTAAAGCTCCTAGCATGGGCGCTCTTCCCAGCTATAAGTTTGACATGGAGAAGCTGACCATCGAGGATGCCCGTACGCTATACCTACAGCTGAAAAAGCTCTTTGGGTAGAGCTATGAAGCGCCGACACTACTTCAACCTCGCGCTGGCGCTGACATACATCGCCGCGCTGGTTATCTTCTTGCTCGATATGCTCGTGTGGAGACCACAATGACAACGCTATCCATAACCGAGTTCGGCAAGATCCTCCTCGATACGGAAGACCTCGACCCGGTGTATTCTACCATCTATCGCTCTGGCATTGGCCCCAACACCCGTGGCCGGCTGTGTGTTGCGTATTGGTGCTTCTATCACTTAGGTCTGGCGTCAAAGCTGGCGACCATTGAAGACCCAGACGAGTTCTGGGAAGGTATGATGCGTGCGGCTGTGAACCAATCAAACGACGACGGAACCAAACCCTTCCCACGCGGAGGGGAGCGGAGGCACTTCCGGGGCGGTCAAGCCACAGCGTCTATTGCCAACTTGCGTCGGTTGTATCCTAACGGGGCTGAGCAAGCCCTGCAGGGGTTCATCCGGCCGACCGTTCTGGGCAACTACACGTACAACTCGGTAGCAGCTTCAGTTCAGCAACACCGGGGGTTTGGCCCGTGGATAGCCTGGAAGGTCGCTGATATGGCCGAAC